CGCGCGTTTCTGTGTGAGAGTGGCGCCACGGTCGTACCAAAGCAGATTCAGCGCAGCAGCCATTTCATCGAGGACCATTTCCGGCTGCTCGTTGATGCGCGTCCAGAGCGGCAGCAGCGCCCCTGCATCTAGGAGCGTTTGCAGCAGGCCATCACACGCAGCCGCAATCCCCTGCACGGTACGGTCATCACGGAACAACCGGGGAAGCATATCGAGAAACAACACATCGTGAATCTTCGTCATTACACCAGCCCCCCGTATGTGATATCCGCCGTACCCGACAACACCGCCAGCTCGTACACCTCAAGCGTCGCATAAACCGGTGTGGTTATCACAACCCTGGATGCGCCTGCATTGAGCATCTTCTGCACCAGGGCGTCCGGGTTGACATGCCTGCCCAGCGCCGACCGCTGCCAGCTTACATATTCGTCTACCGCGGCTTCCACCTCCGCCTGTATATCCGCTTCCTGAGCCTGTGCTGCGCTGTCTATGTAGTACGTCGCTTCGATGGTGTATGTGACCTCCGTGGGCGCCTGCACCGTCAGCTGGTCAGTGAGCGGCCGCACATTACGAGCCGCAAGCGCTGCTGTCACACGGTCTAGGATCATTTGACCCGGTATCTCACCATCATCCCGCAGCACCGTCACAACGACCTCACCAGCCGCGGGGCTGTCCACAGAAACATCCATGATCGTGCTGTCAGCTGTTTTGGCCCAGTAAATGTACGAGAGCTCCGATCCTGCCGTGCTGTAGGCCCCCAGAGACAGCGTAATGCGCGAGCGGTATGATCCATCGTTCTCGACCTCCGCGCCGCCCTGAGAAGCGTCCGTATTACTCACGGACGCGACGAAAGCTACGAGGTCCACCTGCTGGTCTATATCGCCGATCGCAAAGCCGTTGTATTCTTCGCCTATGAGCGTGGCCTCCGCTGTCACTGTTCCAGTGGTGTTTCCGGCCGCGATTACCAGATCCTCAGTCGTAGCAAAGAAATGCAGGCCGTCCGGCGTAGCACGTGTGCCCTCTGGGATCGTAATATCCGTGCCCTGTGCCGCGCTCAATGTGTACTGCAGCGTAACGCCGGCATACTGTGGCTGTAACCGGGAAACACCGCGGGCTGCTCCGATTGCATCCAGGTCATCTCCTTCGGCATACTGCGGAAAGCCCAGATTCAGGAGCTTGTTCGCGTGGCCGAGCGCAACAGCGGATAGCTGCGCCAGCGTTGTGATGAGTATCCGGCGCTCGTCACCGGCATAGAGCTCCTCCCCGGCAGATTCCTCGAACAACTGGATGGCGTCCTCTTCAAGTTCTTCGAGCTCAATATCTAAAAAATCACGCAATATCCAGCACCACCTTTACGTCCATGTCGCCAGTTGCCGCCGTTTCTATCAGCACGTCCGACACCTCTGCCCGCGGCTCACGCTCCTCCAGCATCTCGGGAATATATGCGGCCAGCTCCGCCCGTACCTCTTCCGCCGGCCGGTCGATCATCCTCGGATCCAGCCCCAGCGTCCTGTCGCCCATGACTTCGCCCCAAGTGAGCGAAAGAAGATTGGCACAGTTTTTGAGTATGCGCTCGGTCTCCGATCCGGCGCCAAAAACAAAAGCGTCCGAAGACGCTACCGTATAAGCCATAATACCGCTCCTTTGGCAATATAATTAATAGTTCAAGGGATACCACCGGCGGCCACAGATGAAATGGCTGCGCCAATAGGATGATGACTTAAGCGGCGATGATATCCTTACCTTCCCATCGCTCGAAGACGCATCGATCATAGTACCGTTGCCAAGATAGATTCCAACGTGCCCTTTACCGGGCGCGCTTCCGCTGAAGCAGCAAATATCTCCGGATTTTAGATCATTCATAGAACTAACTTTTGTATATGCAGTTGCTCCTGCCCAAGTAGCCGCAGTCATGTAACTAAGACTTACCCCAATATTTTTGAGGCACCAGTATACAAATCCAGAGCAATCAAATTTATTTGGTCCTTTCGCGCCCAACACATATGGTTTCCCGAGTTGCTCCTTTGCAAGAGCTATGAGATCAGGAACATTCGGCCCCCATGAGGCAGAACTCCCAGAACCCCCATACCCGCTTTTGATCCCATCCCTCAAATCTTGAAGATCCGGAATCATCACCGGGGCAACCAGGAGATACTGCGAAATCATTTTGGTAAGCGTGGAAACCAGCGTCGCCTTTGCCTGTGACCAGGCCCCCGCCTTGCTGCTAATTACCCAAGACGCGAGTTCTCGAAGCTTGTTCAATACCGTTTTATACGAAGCCGCCATGCTTTCTAAATAACTATTGGCCTTTATCGTCGCCTTTATATTGTTTGCAGCAGCTTTCTTCGCCGCTGCGTCTGTTGAAGTAGTTGTTTTTGACCCGCTCGCTGACGATGACCCTGAAGAGTTCGTTGTCGTTCGAGTGCTCGATGCGGATCCACTTCCAGATGAACTACTGGTCGTATTTTGCGAAGGTGGTTTCAGCTTGTATAGCTCTTCAAAGCCAAGCTCCACCGTGGCGCTTATCATGGCACCGTAAGGACCGATCTTGACCTCGCTCACGTCCACGGACGCAAGCAGCCACGGAAGGGTCCCATACTTCTTCTTCCCAATATACAACGGGTATGCCTTTTTCGCGGTCATCAAGGCTTTCCAGCTCTTGATCTCCGTATACACATTTACATAATCTCTGTGGAGTTTCAGTGCGAAACCAAGTTTCTCAGTCTCAATGCCCCGGATTGCCGTGAAAGCTTTCCCGCCTTCGTTCTCCTGCGATTCGAGGTTAAGCGCCGCGCTGTTTGTAAACCCGTCGAACGTGTATACCTTTTTCGAACTCGCATCGAATTTCTTGGAGCCCCAGAAAGCGATGCTCATCTTACCATACCTCCTACTCCTCCATTGATTCAATAACCGTAGGTGCAGGCCCCCACTTTGCCAGCACAGCCTCAAGGTCATTGCCCGAAAGTGCGATCATCAGTTCAGCGCGTTCACGTACCGAGTTTTGATATGCACGCCGATGCGGCGGCCCTACGTTGTATTCCACCCCATCATCGACGATATATTTTTGTCTTTTGACGCTAACGCTTGTTTCGGTTAGTTGGTCAAGCGTTATTTTCTCGTTCAACACAAAACACTCCTTTACGCAGCTTTGTACGTCAATACTCCTCGTAAATACGAATCATTCGCAAGGTGTGTGGAGGACAGAACGCCTTCGCTTAATACACCCGAAGCTTCGTATTGTATTCTCATACTTACAGTCGATGTGTTTGCTAATATCTGAGCAAGCACAGCACAAATTCCTGTACGCGTAATATTGCTCGCATTGACTGCAGCAATAGCAGCAGACGAGCTCGCATCTGCTGTATAAGGCAATCCCGATATTCTAATTGAACCGGACATACCCCCAAGATTAGTGAGCACAAAGTTAAAAGGGACAATTACGTTATCGTCAACTCTTACGTACTCGCCATACTGTGTTGAATATGTAGGATTCCCCGCTGTTGTAAGACCGTACAGCTCTAATGTACATGTACCGGACTCAACACTCAAATCAGACCGCAACCATACATTACCCCATGCGGTTACATAATTTGTTGATCCACTTTTCAACAATGCCTGTCCGTCTGTGCCGCCAGGGGGAACGCCCACACCATCTGTACCATCTTCACCATCCGCCCCTGTAGCCGGTACCCCTGTATCCGTTTCTCCAATATACCAGTTGCCGTTTGCCCCAATGTGCGGTGTAACGCCATCGCCACCATCTGGGCCTGTGGCAGGAATACCCGTGTCGGTTTCGCCAAGATACCAGTTCCCGTTCACTCCAATATGAGGCGTGATGCCGTCCGTTCCATCCTCACCGGTTGCGGATATGCCAGTATCAGTTTCGCCTATATACCAGTTGCCATTAACGCCAATATGAGGTGTTACACCATCATCACCATCGAAGTAGTCTAAATCCTTTACTGGTGTATAACCCTGTGGCCCCGTTGCGGCTACGCCCGTATCTGTATCCCCGAGATACCAATTCCCATTTATCCCAATATGTGGCGTGATACCAGCTGCTCCGGGTTCACCCACAGCAACGCCGGCATCGATAACATGTTCGATCAGTCCGTCGTGACCATAGCTCGTGTAAAAAACAACGTCTCCGACCGACACAGAGGCAACTGCACTGCCCAAATACAGCCAACCGGTTACATGCCCGTCGGGACGCTTCACGCGCGCCCGGCGTCCATCAACCGCTGATATTATCCCTCTCTGCATCAGTAGTCCCCCTCAATCGGGCGGCGTAGGTCCAGACGCATGCGCAGGTTCAGCATGTCATGCCGCACACCGTCGACGTAGTACCGCCCGGAAAAGCTACCATAATCCTGTACTTCAATCACATTTCCTGCGGCGATCCCGTCGTCATAAATAACCGTTGCCGCACCAAACGTCTCCCTACGGTTCGCCGCACGCAAAAACCCTTTTGAAAATCTTTCGGCTTCCCCCTGCGACGATACCGGCGTCTCAACAATAAGGCTCCCGCCGTCGATCTGATCATCCGCCCAGCGTCCCGTGATCTGCCCGGCCCCGCCTACGTACTGCACAGTCACTTCGTGCAGCAGGCCCCCGTCCGACGTACCGAACTCCGGCTTCGTCATGTCTACCGGTTTTAAATAGGCTACCGGATCGGCCTGTTCCAGTTGCTTTTCGTTCAGCAGAAGGAACCGCCCGTCAAACGCCTTGAGCGCTGCCGATTCCCGCTTACACAAAAACTGAATCGCGGCCGGCACATTCATGTTCATGCGGCCGAATCTGGCGTAGAGTCGGTCCGGTACGTCCAGCAGTTCCGCTGTCATACCAATCTGCGACGCCATGCGCGAGACTAGTTCCGAAAGCCGGATGTTCTCCCAACTCTCCGAAGAGGTCCCCAGGGCTTTTAACGGCGTTGCGCACCCTGCCATTATGAACGCGTTTTCCTGCGTGGCCATGCCGGACACGTACATCTTCCCGGTTCGTATGGCTCCCTGCTTCACTTCGAAGACGTCACCCTTCTGCGGCGCCCACAACCGCCATAGCTTCTGCGCATCCGAAAACGCCACCCTCACGCTGTCCGCCCGGCCGTGTACGCAGTCCGTGTACACGCACCCTGTGATAGCGACGTCAGATTCCAGGTTGATGTCCGTTTCTTCATACGTCAGTTCAATCATGTCAGCGCCTCCATGGCGGGAGCGTGGACGACGTTTCCGTTTCTATCTCCGGGATCGCCAGAACTTCCCCACCCTCGAAAACCACTGTGTCGGAATACGCCGGGTTCGCCAGTATCAGCGCGAACACATACTTCTCGCTCCCGTAGAACGCCAGGGATAAAAGGTCCCACGTATCGCCCATCTGTGCGACGTATCCGTTCATGCGAACGCCAGCCTCCCCTCTTCTTCCAGGAACCGCCGTATCCATGCCTTGAACCGCTCATAGTCGTCGTCAAGAATCTGCTGGAAATCCTTCTTGTCTGCCCCCGGCGGAAGCATGATGTTCGGTCTGTAGATGAACGTATTGCCGCCCAGCGGCGCGCCTACGCCTGCAGCCGCCTCGCGCAGGAGCATCCTCGATCGCGGTTTGTTGTTATGCGGCACCACGGTCTCTGGGCCGGCCTCGCCGATCATGGCCAGCGTCGGCCGTGTCAGCGTCGCCCCTTCAGCCAGATATCCGATCGGCGTGATCTTGATGTTGATCCCGAGCGCACCGCCGACTTCCCCGATCGTCGCGTTGTACGCCTCGATGATTCCGTTCAGCACTGATATGACTGCATTCACAGCGCCTTTTACGATACCAATCAATCCGCTCCAGATCCCTTCGAAAAAGCCTGAAATACCCTTCCAGGCGCGTTCCCAGTCCCCCGTGAACACACCGACAATAAACTCGATGATCCCACGTAGCGCGTCGATGAGCGGCTGTATGATCGGCATGATAGTGTTAAGTGCTTCCGTAAGTATACCGCCAATCAATTCCGCCACCCAGCCAACCGCCTCGCCCCCCAGCTGCAGGACCTCCGTCAGCGGCTCCAGCAAGCTGAGAAGCGGAGGCAAAAGCGCGTTGATAATTTTCATCGCGGCCTTAAGGAGTGGACGTATGGCTGTCATTATATTTTTTAGTACCACCCCGAGCACCGGAAGGATTGCTTTCGCGATCTGAGTCAAAGGTTCGATCAACGGATCAATCACCTCAACAAGCAACTCGCCGAGGGTTTCCAGTATCGGCATAATCAAATCAGCAAGCTTACCGAGCAACGGGGACAGCTTTTCGATCAAGGACGCTATCCACATAAAACCCTTTTCCAACATCGGCAGGAACTTCTGCGCCAGATTCGCGATGATCGGCATCAACTTCATGCCGATCTTCTCCTTCATATCGCCGATAAGGTTTTTCGCCTGCTTGAATTTGCCGAAGTCG